CTCTGCGTACTTAGATACTATATTTCCAGATAGTAAAGTAAAGGATATTGTTTATCATGGAACTTATTTAAGTAAGGATAATATCACTTTCAAAACAAATAGAGAAGGTATATTTTTAACTTCTGATCCTGTATATGCTTCTTACTTTTCTGATGATGATGTTTATCTAGCATTAGTTAATTTTAAGAATTCATACAAAGCTAAAAATCTTACTGATAATATATATAAAGAAGAAATAAAAGAAATAAAATCTAAAGGATATGATTCTGTAGTAGGAAAAGGTGGTTTATCTAAAATGCAACAACACCAAGATGCTTTAGAATATATTGCATTTAATCCAGCACAAATACACGTATTAGGAAGTCAAAAAGACATAGCAGGATTTAAAAAGTTTGTTAATGCGGCTACTACTCAACCATCTACAAATCCTAACCAAAACGATATTAATAACTTACCTAATATAAATCCTTGCGGATAAGACTATGGCACAAGCATGTAAAATATCAGCTAGAGAAATTAGCAGTCAGATAACTCCTAAGGCAGTTACGATTGCTAAGACAAAAAATAATGCATTTAAACTACTGGGTACAGGAGAGATATTTCTCCCAGTAAACTCTAGGGATGCTAGTATGAATACAGTTAAGAAAGTACGTAGTATTGCAGACAGTACGGCAGTTGCTATATCTAATGAGTTAAACATACCAAGAAAGTTATTTGGAGTTGTTTTTGGAGGTCGTAGTTATACCGATGGTGCTGCTATCCAAGTATACATTACACCTAAGTTATTGGCCGCATATCAAGTTAAGTTTGAAGAAGTATCTTTACAAGAAGCTTTTGAGTTACCTGTGAGTTATAGACCTGAAGGTTTTTACAAAGACGATGCCGCTTTAGCTTTACAGGAGTTAAACGACTTAGAGGATAGTTTATTTGAAGTAATGGAAACATCTGTTCAGATACCTGATACTCAAGTATACGAAGCTCCTTTAAGACAGCAGCCTCTACAGCTTACTTTGTCTCTAGATAAAACAAGTGCCCCAGATACTCCAGACCTCAATAGCATTAGCTTTGAAGAGGTGAGTTGTGAAGTACCTTGATTTAGTTCTTAAATAGATTAAATTTGTAAATAATGTCTTGTTTTGCTACCATAAAATCCCCTCTGTCAGGCCTTCAAGTTACAAGTCCTGCATACTATCAGTTGACTTCATTCTTTCCACCTGCACAAGGTAAAAGTATTTATGAGGCACTGACTACAAATACATTTAAAACAGAGTTTGGTTTTGACTGGACAAAGCAACAACTAGGATATAGTCCTAAGTTAAACTTTGTAGGAGAGCCTAGCATACAAGAGATTAACAAACATCTTAGATTGAATATGACTGACCAAGAGATTAGGTCAGCAGAACAAATAGAAGAGGTAGCTTCTCTTGGATACTTGAACATAGGATATACAAATCCCAATGCCTTTGAGTTTATCCACGAAGAGATTAATCTAAACCCTAAGTATGATTTAATCACAAGTGAGGTAGTAACCCGTGATGGTAAATACTATTTATCAGTTAAACCAGCTATATCTGAAAAGACTTTAAAGCCTGTAAGTAAAGCATACTTAAACAAAGTAAAGTTCCCTTCTTTGATAGTCAACAGCGTACAGGACTTTTCCAATGCACAGTTAAAAGAACTTATTGACGGAGTTGTTAATAGCGGGGAGACAGAGAACTTCCAAAAGGAAATTTTAACCAGACTTAGTAGCTTACTTAGGATTAATCCAACTTTAAAGTTGGTAGTGTTTGATGATGCTACCGTAGCAGACGAGTATCAAAGATCTTTCTATGACCCTAAAACCAATACGGTATACGTAGGTAAGACGGTTTCATCTGACTTTAATAGTAAAAGTTTCGTTAAGGAACTTATCCACGAGACATTACACGCATACACTATCCACGCTTTGACTAACCCTCAAACTCCTGCAGAGATACAATTCTCTCAAGAGATGGATAGGTATTTATCTCAATATAGAAGTAACTTTCCTTTACTTCAGAATAACTACGGATTTAAGAATACTGAAGAGTTTGTAAGTGAGTATCTATCTAATCCTTATTTTAGAGAAACACTCCAAGAGGCAGAACAGAAAGCTAAGAATACTGGCTTACTAGGAAGACTTGTTGCAACTATAAAAAGATTCTTAAAGGGTCAGTTTACCAACGTATCTTTAAGTGACTTAGATGTTACTTTAAACGAGTACTTTGATTACTTAGAAAGTTTAGAGGATATGCCTGAACTGGCAGGAGAACATCAACTAAGATTCAATGCTCCCTATAGTAGTGCTACAGTAACGCCTCCTTCAATAGATTTAAGTAAGTTTCAAAACTATGTACGAGAGAGTTTAAACAGTTCTAGTTGGGCACAGATGTCTCAAGCTTTATCAGAGATAGATCCACGCTTTGGCTCTATTGAAAGAATTAAACAAAAGCTTGGCAATATATCTAGTGCTGGAGTAGCAGATACTATTAACTCTACTGTAAGTTATATAGATGCATTAGAGAACATACTTAAACGGATTCAAACAACAGTCAAAACAACAGAGGACAATCTAAGCCAGATGTCAGATGTAGAGGCTATACGTTTGTTTAACTACGCTAAAAACCTATCGGACTTAATCAACGAGCAAGTAGAAAGCTTTAATAGCTTGTTGATGCCTGAACTTGTAATGAATGTAACTAAAGACCAATTGGCGTTAGACCCAACTGGTAAGGCAGAATTCTTACAGGAACGCAGAAGACAGATAGAAAACTATGATGTAGTTGTTAAAGAGTTACAGACCAAGTTAGAAAGAATACAAAACAATAGTACTAACTTACGTACGGCTGCTCAAAAAGCTATTATTATTCCCGTAGCTTCTCAGCTTGCAGAACCTTTTAGATTAATTAGTAAAAAGCTACAAGCTTCAGACAGTCAACTTAATCAAGAACTTGCTGCTAAAGAAGCTTTGTTACTAGATGCACGAGCAAACAATGAAGCTAAGAAGGTAAAAAACCTAGAGTCAGACATTCAAAACTTAAAGTACTTTTTGTCTTGGGTGCCAACTACACAGAACATACAAATACTTCTACAAAGAGGTATGGACCCTTCATATGAAGGAGGAAGTATGTGGAATGTATACATGGGTATGGCTACGAGTTCTGGCAGCCCTGTAGTTCAAGTACTTAAACAGTTCTTAGATGTCCATTTAACAGAAGCAGAGAACTCAAGTATAGATACAACTACACGAGCAGAAGCCATTGAACGTCGTGTAGAAGCTAGAAACAAACAAAGAGGGAATGTAAGTGCCTTTAGTACTGTAGATAAACATTACCAGGGGTTAACTCGTGAGGTAGATATGATCTATTATGACGAGCAAGGAAGAAGAACTAAAGTAAAACAGTTAGCCTATAACACTAAATTCAAAGAAGCTGAGTTCTACTCTGATTTGCTTGACCTTCAGCATAACTTAGAAGTAGCAGAAAAGGCAGGAGTTGAAGCTGATATACTAGCAGCGGAAAAAGCATTGGGAGATTTCCAAGAAAAGTATGCAGTAGGTAGATACACGGATGAGTATTATCAGGCAGAATCGCTTTTAAGTGAAGAAGCTCGTGAAGCTAGAGCCGCCTTACTAGACGAGATAAAAGAACACATAGACGTATTTGGAGACGTTGACTCTACAGAAGAAGATCGTAAGGTACGTGGAGACCTAAGAAGACAATACGAGAGATTAGGTTCTATATTTAATGAGGACGGGTCAGAAAAACCCATAGGCTCAAAAGAAAGGGATATTGCTGAATCTATTATATCTTATAAGCAGAGAAGAAAAGAACTTGATGTTGTTGAGTTTACTATTCCTGAAGCAGTACTTAAGAGGTTTAACATTGAAAAGCAAAGTCGTAAAGATGCTGTAAAGCAGGTTAAGACTCGTATTGGTATTCTAGAAACAGACTTAGCAGATGCAGAAGCTTTAGGTCAAAACACAACTGCACTCCAAAGTAAGTTGTTTGAAGAAAAAGAAAATCTAGTAGAAGCACAAAACAACTTAGCTACTTGGCTCAAGAACAACACTAGAATAGAAATAGATCCTCAGTTTTTTGAGTTACAACAAACTATTGCTGATAAGATTAAGGCAGTCTTTCTTAAATATGGAGAGAGCCCAGAGATTAACGATGCATATACTAGGTTGTTTAATGCAGTGAAAGGTTATAGAGACCAAGATGGAGTTATAGTAGGTTCGGCAGTTGAGTTAGGGTTAAGTGAAACTATCCGTGAGATTGAAAATGAGATAGAAGATTTAAAGGATGCTGCTGACCAGAATCGTAACATGACAGATGCAGATAAACTTCTGTTAAAAGGATTGTTCAAAAGATTGTTTGCACTACAAACAAAAGAGAAGACAGACTATTACTACGAAGTAGTAGAAAGTGTCAAGAGAAACATTAGAGGTCAACTCGCTACTGAGACAGTTTTACTTGCAGAAATGCAAACCAAGGCTGAAAAGATGGCAGACCACTTTATTGAAACTGATGGCAACCATTTAGAGGTTGGTATCTTTTCAGACCCTAGTGCATTAGACGAGTTGCCTACAGCTCAAACTTTAACAGACCTTAAATCTGCTATCTACAGAAAGAATTTAATAGATGCTTACTATAGTGTTCTTTATTCTAATGAAGTCAATAAACGTATGCTTGACACTGACTGGTATAAAGCCAATCACATTAGCATAGTACGCAAAAGATTTGATAAAGATTCGGGAGAAGAGTTTGAAGATGTAACAGAACGCCCTATATATATTTGGACTAAGACCATTCCTTCTGACTCTAAATATATTAGACAAGAGAATCCTAGCTTTGAGTGGACTATCCCTAGGGTAAGAGACGAGTACAAAAACAAAGACTATAACTTCTTAGGGGATTTAAGACCCAAAGAAACTACTGACGGTAAATATAATAACCCAGACTACGAAAAGTTAAACAATGAAGACAAAGCGTTGGTAGGAGATTTGGTAGGTTTGTATGAAGACATTCAAAGAAAACTCCCTGCAAGTCAAAGACTTAGAGGTTATGTAGTACCAAACGCAGTCAAAAGTGGTCAAGAAAGAGTAACTGAAACAAACATTAAAAAGAGATTCCATACTTTCTTTGACAGTATTAAACTATTGTGGAAGGAAGGGTTACCTGGAGAAACTTTAGATGAAGTAGACAGTAGTATTATCCAAGCTAATAAGAACGCAGAGAGTCGTGGTAAAGGTCGTAAAGTACAATTAATTAAAACTAGATACAAACAACCTGTAAATGTCAATCAAGTATCCCACCTGTTGACTCAATCTCTAGCTAATTATGGAGTATACGCTGCAGAGTTCCAAGGTTTACAAAAAGCTATGCCTGCAATCTTTGCCGCTAGAGAAGCCCTAGAAGGAAAAACTCCTAAGGAGGACTTACAAGTTATTGACAACGAAGTAAACAGATTCTTTTACGGAGGTGAAGTAAGCAATCCAGACAACAAATACCTAAAGATTGCCGCTAGGGTATTTAGACGAATGTTTAGGTTCACACAGACTAGAGCATTGGTATTTAACTTTATGCGTCTGTTTAAAAACGTCTTTAATAACTTCTTAAAGATTATGTTGTCTAAGAACAAGTATGGTCTTACACGTAAGGAATTGTTAAAGGCTTGGTGGAAGGGAATGCAAAGTCACAGAAGTTTAATGCAATTAGAGAATGGTTCTCGTAAGTACAATGACTATGCATTAAAACTAATGTATTTTAGAGCTGTACCTAGTGCAAATCCAACTTCAATGGCTGGTAACGTACACCAACGTAATATCTATAAGTACATAAATCTAAACAACTTTAGTTCTCAGATATTTGGATATACGGAGATGGCATCTACAATTCCCATCTACGAAGCATTGATGGCACGTATGACCGTACCTATGATGGTTAATGGGCAGGAAGTACAGATTAAATTAGAAGATGCTTACGATGTAATAAATGGTATGCTTGTGCCTAAAGACGGTGTGTTTGGTTTGGAGCAAAATGCTATGAGGAGTTTGATAGTAGAACGCCAACAAATCCTAAACAATTATTTATCCTCAGCACAGGTATCAAGCTATGACCGCTTGTCTACCCCACAAAAGATTGCTCTAAATGACTTACTTAAAAAACAAGATACAAAGATCAAGTCATTAGAAGATTCTAATAAGGTAAAAAGAGAAAAGCTACGTCAAGTAGAACAGTATTTAAGAGACCAAATACACGAACTCTACACTAGTACACAGGGTAACTACTTTACAAGAACTCGTTCTTTCTATGAGGGTAATATATTCACGTCTTTTGTCTTTAGTATGAAAAGGTGGTTACAACCTTTACTACAGACAAACTACGGGAAACAAAGACTAAGTTTATATACTGGAAACATAGAAGAAGGTTTTTATAGGGCAGGAGGTAAAGCAATCGTACGGAAGCTTCAATACTTATCTAATAGAGAAAGAACCAATCTGGGAAGTACTGCCCTTGAGAAAGAAAAGTACGAAAGAATAGTTAGAGATACTGGCAATGCATTGGGGTTACATTTGCTTTCTTACTCTTTGATTGGAATGGTACTTGCAAATCTATCAGGAGGTGACGGAGAAGATAAAGTACTATCCTTACTTGCGTTAATTGCATTGGGTACTTATGACGAGTATATCAGCTTACATCCTATACTAGCTCCTAGTAATTATATTTATAAGACATTCTGCCGCAGACCTCTAGACAAACCAGGGGAAGATAGAGAAGGTGTATCTAGTGTAGTTAAACATGGCTTGTATACTGTGTTTGGACAACAGATGAGAAGCTATGACCAAATCTATGAAGCTGTATTTGATTGGAAAAACGTAACAGATCCTTTTGGAGAGTACTATGAACAACGTAGAGGTGGTATAGGAGGTAAGAGTGTGGTAAATACACCAAAGCCAACGGCAGGATTACAGAGGTGGCAAGCAGTTTTACTTAAAGTTTATGGAGTAGAACTAGGATTAAAGCCATTTACCGAACCTAAGAAACGTGTACAAGACATACTTAAACTAAGTCCTATGCTTGGACTCAAAGATCCTTTGGGAGACTATGTACAGAACGATAAAAAGATCCAAGAATTACAAAAAGACTTATTGGCTAGGGACTTAGGGAATATAGAAAAGTACGAAGCTGGCGACTTGACTGCTTTGAAGTCCGAGAACATACAAGAGTTTAGAACTAATCTTTTAGAGTGGGCAGAAAGACGACTAGCTAAGGTAGAAATGCAAGACAAGAACTATGTCATCCGTAACTACGAAGAAGAAAAGAAAATAGCAGCAAAGGAAGGACAAGAGTCACGCAAAGTACTAGATAAGTTATTAAAAGTAGCCATGCCTGGAATGAGTATCCCTGAAGCTGAGAAGAGTGAAAGTTACGAAGAATCTATAAGTAGAGAAAAGAGATACACTAGAGACTTGATAAGAACTCTTAAAAGCCAACTAAGAGAACTAGAACCCGTAGAAGATAGTTCTTTTAGTGACCCTGATTAACTACTTGACTTATTTATAAATAAAGTTAAATTTGTAATGTCGGACGCAAGTCGGTTTTAATAACGAAAGAAAATGGATAATTATCAACAAGTAAACGAACAAGGAAAACGCTTGAGAGCGATTTCAGCACACACTGGACTTTCTGTAGGCTCTGGAGGCTTTAAACGCCACGGCACAGGTACTGTATCAAACGTACGCTACAATGCACTAGTAGTACAAGAAGATACTGTATTCACAGAATTTCTTGTCAATGGTGCTTCTGAGTTGTCTAACAATGGTATGAGTACTATCACCTTCAAGCAAGGAGCATTTCTTCCTGGAGGAGTGATTACAGGATTTGCTATCTCTTCAGGTAGTGTAATTGCCTATAAGTAATGATACAAGGCATTGGATTGGGCATTGGAATCAATCGTTCCAACTATGCCCAAGGGATTTTTGGTGCTTACCAAAGCCGAGTAACTGCCGATGGTGGTATCACCGAAGCGGGGCAATGTGTAAATGCAGTTAGTTCGTTATTGCAGTCAGCATCTTTGTTGCTTATCCCAAGCGGATACAAAGGTGGCAAAGCATATGCCGAAATCCCCACCAACGGAAACGGGGATTTAACTTGGACACGGGCGAGTGATGCTTGGCGTACAAATGCCGATGGGTTGATTCAACGAGTTCCGTGGAATTTGTCAAGTT